TGTAAGGTTCGATTCCTTGCTGCTTCATTAATTATTGACTAAAGGATTCTTAACGGATCCTTTTTTATTTTGCACATTTTTAAGGAGGTGGCCTATGCAGACCATAAATACAATTTTAGTAGCTTTAGTATTTGAATCATTCATCTGGTGGCTAGGCTACCGTGAAGGATGGTGGCACTAATGGATGAATATCATAGTGGCCACATGAGTAATACCGAATACGGCTATGTATGCAGCTTAGAAGAATTGATCGACAGAAAGTTAGACAGAGAGTTGGAGGATAAGCGTAATGAAGACACCAGAAGAGATGAAACGAGATAAAGATGATCATGTAGTTTACGTACATGGTTTAGATGAAGAAGATAAGAAGGCAGCCAACGTAGGATACGGTGGCATGATAATTCTTTTATCTATTCCATTATTCTTCCTAAACGCCTTATATTTCAAGTTAGCGTGGGGAATGGTAATCGTACCATTTTTCGGTGCAAATACGATTGGATATTGGCAATCAATGGGATTATTACTATTTATCAATACATTTCTAAAAGGTAGTTTTTCTATTTCGAAAAACTACGAAGATAAACTTTACATCCTTATTTCAAGTAAAATCGGCATGACAATTGTCATTGGTTTACTTTGGTTGCTTAGCTGGGCATTTTAATTGGAGGACTCTCAATGAAGAAAGATGATATCGTGAATCAATTCGAAGACCAGATTAAAGATATTGCTGACCAAGATAAAGTTCGCAACGGCTTAGTTGGTAAAGAACTAGAGGACGGCACGCTTGATGAAACATTGCAGCACTTAGCCGTAACTGGTTGGTTGATGTACTCATATGCGTTACAAGCTGGCTTTACTGATGACCAAGCGTTTGAGTTAGCAAGTAAGCAGATGTTTGGAGGTAGCAACAATGACTGATTTAGCACAACGCTTTGAGGTTAGACAGACCGGATCGTTGTTGCAGATATTCGATTCACTGACTCATAAGTGCTTGGATATCCAATGCTACAACCGCAAGAAAGCCACTGAGGAACGCCACTACTACCAGAAACTAGGGGATAGTGGCATTCGTAACATGGTTGTCCGTGGTGTGCCAGTGTGGAAGACATGGGAAAAAGAGTTAGGACTTAAAAAACAGTATTAGGTTATGGCATTTGAAAAGTCTAAACCTCAAGGAGAGATTGAGATGGATAAAGATAAATTTATTAAGTTATGTACTGACAAGGCAGTTGAATATGATAATGGTCATAAATATAACTTTAATGATCCTGTATCAAATGATGATGTTGAGGTAAAGTGGTCGTTCAAAGATGGTATTCGTTATAGAGCTATGTTAAAAATACATCATCATTATTTTGAATGTTTATATAATCAAAACACAGACTTCTTTACTATGAATGTGCTTGAAAATAAAGATTATGTAAATGATTACGAAGTATCAGATTATGAATTATAAGAGGAAGTGACGAAATGGCAACGGCAAAATTAAATAAATACGGCATCACTGACCAACAACAAGCCTTTGCCGATGAATATATCATTAACCCTTCCAATGCGACACAGGCAGCCATTAAGGCCGGTTATGCGCCAACTGGTGCACGTAGACAGGCTAGCAGGTTGTTGACAAATGTCCACATTCAAAAATACTTAGATATTCGGCGACAAGAAGTTGAATCACATAAGATTGCTGACCAAAAAGAAGTCTTAGAGTTCTGGACAGCTGGTATGCGTGGCGAACGTAAAGAAAAAATAGCAGTATCCAGTCCAGCCGGTGTTGAAATAGTTGAGACACCAATTAGCGATCGTGACCGCACGAAAAACGCTGAGCTATTTGCTAAGGCAACCGGTATGTTCATTGAACGTCAAGAGATCACTAATACACAACCATTGATTATTAGTGGCTTAGCAGATGATGATAACGAAGATATCGAGGTGGACGATGATGCCGACCACAGTTATTCCTAAACCAAAGGAACTGATTGGGACTGGCTATTCGCACTTCTGGAATGATAAACACTTTTACCGCGTGGTTAAAGGCAGTCGTGGATCGAAGAAGTCTAAGACCACGGCATTGAACTTTATTAGTAGAATTATGGAATATCCCTGGGCTAACCTACTGGTTATTCGGCGTTATTCAAAGACTAATAAACAATCAACTTACACAGATTTAAAGTGGGCTGTTCACCAACTAAGGGCGAGCAGCCTTTTTAAGTTCAATGAAGGATTACCTGAGATAACTTACAAGCCAACAGGACAGAAGATTATCTTTCGTGGCTTAGATGACCCATTGAAGATCACATCAATCTCTGTTGATACGGGTGTCTTGTCATGGGCTTGGTTTGAGGAGGCATATGAAATCGAAACTGCTGATAAATTTGATACTGTCGTTGAATCAATTCGTGGTAAGTTTGACGATCCATCTTTCTTTAAGCAAATTACAGTTACGTTTAACCCGTGGTCAGAACATCATTGGCTGAAATCAATGTTCTTTGATGCTGACACACGCCGCATGGATGTATTCGCCCAGACAACGACATTTCGTATCAATGAGTGGCTAGATAGCCAAGATAGACAGCGTTATTTAGATTTGTATAGAACTAACCCTCGACGAGCTAAAATCGTTTGTGACGGCGATTGGGGCGTTTCAGAAGGGCTAGTATTTGAGAACTTTGTTGTTGAAGAGTTTGATGTACCTGAAATCGTGAAGCAAGCAACTGGCGTTGGTCATGGACTAGACTTTGGATTCACTCATGACCCGTCAGCCTTTGCCGAGTGTGCAATCAATCTCGAAACTAAAGATATCTACATCTACAACGAAATGTATCAACAAGGCATGCTGACCGATGATATCTACAAATGGATTGCTGACAATGGCTATATCAATACTGATATTACTGCTGATTCAGCTGAACAACGACTCATCACAGAGTTACGACTCAAAGGTGTTCGGCGCATCCAACCGGCCATGAAGGGTAAAGATTCAATCATGACTGGAATTGACTTCCTGCAAGGATTTAAAATCCACATCTTGCCTAAGTGTGTGAACGCTATTCAAGAGTTCAATACGTATGTATGGGAGCAAGACAAGGAAGGCAACTGGCTCAACAAACCATTGGATAAAAACAATCACTTTATCGATGCCTTCAGATATTCATTAGAACGCTACATCATGCCAAAAGTGAAGCGCCAATCACGTAAACAACAAGTTAAATATCTTAAGAACTTAGGACTGTAACCGCAGTCCTTTTTATTTTGCGTTAAGGAGATGATCATATCGCTGAAACAAATGACCAAATGGCTCATGCAATGTCACTGCCATATCCTAAGAACAATAGTTTAAGGATGTTGAATGGTGCCCGCTTTGCATTTAATGCTAATCAACGTTACTCAATGCCCACTGATGAGTGGGAACAAGTTAAGGACAGTCCGGATGCTATGCAAGACATTATTCGCTGGTATGTCCAAGACTTCTATCAGAACCAATTGCCGCGAATTACAACGCTACAACGCTATTACCAAGGCGACAATGATATCAAGTTCTGGCAGTCCGAAAAGTCGCCATCACGTGCTGACAACCGTGTTGCCTCAGGCTTACCACGTTATATCACTAACATTCGGTTAGGTTATCAGTTCGGTAATCCGCTTAAGTTTGGCTATTCCAATCCAGATGATGATGCTGATGACGGTGAGAACTTGCTGGATGAAATCAACAAATTCAACTCTGAGACTGATGAAGAGTATCACGAGAAAATCATGGGCAAGAACCTGAACAACACTGGCCGTGCTTATGAATTGTTATACATCAAAGAGGGTACACACGACGCTTCATTGAAAGCTATCGACCCTGCTAATTGTTTTGTCGTGTATGACACCACAATTGAACAGCATTCACTATTCGCTGTGCGTTTCTACATGAATAAGTTCATGGATCAGATTAACTATTACGTTGATGTGTACACCGATACTAATATCTTCCATTTCAAATCTAGTGACAGTCCATTTGGTGAGTACACGTTACTTGGTCAAGATGAACATTACTTCCAAAGCGTGCCAGTCACTGAGTACCAACTTAATGATGAACGACTAGGCGCATGGGAGCCTAAGCTTGATGAGATTGATGCCTACGATAAATCATTATCAGAAATGGCTAACTCTCAAGAAGATTTTAGCAATTCCATTCTAGTTATCAGTGGCGATATTGATTTAGGCGATGAAGAACCTGAACCGCTACTCGATATGAACGGGACACCAGTTAAAGATGAGCATGGTAATGCTATCAGTGTTATCCATAAGGTTGACCCAAGTGACCGTATGATGTTCCTTAAACCTAACGTTATCAATAACTCAGCTGGTGGCGTGACCGTTATTCCAACTGACGCTAGATACCTAACTAAGGAATTGAATGCGACCGACTGGAAGACGTATGTTGACCGTTTATTGGCCGATGTGCATAAAGATACCAATACACCAGATGTGACTGATGAGAACTTCGCAGCTAATGCCTCAGGTGTGGCTATGACTTATAAGTTGTGGGGCAATGACCAAGAGCGCGCGATTCAAGAATCACTGTACATTCGTGGTTTAATGCGTCGCTTACGGTTGCTGACTACTTACTGGCAAATCAGTGGTAGCACGCCAATTGGCAAGGATATTGATGTTGAGAACGTTAAGATTACGTTTACACCGAACTTGCCTAAGAACAATGCTGAAACTGTGGCCAACATGCAGGCCTTGACAGCTACGGGTAGCTTCTCTGCTGAAACTATGCGGGAAATGGGCGAAGATGTGACTGGTATTCCGGCCACTCAAGAAGCCCAACGCTACAAAGATGAACAACAAGAGGCAATGCAAAGTGGCCTAAGCATGTTGGACAATAACGGTTTAATGACCGACCAAGAACGCTCGAAGGGCGGTGATGATAATGCCGACCAACCAACAGATACAGCAGAGGATAACAGCACTGATCAAGCAGGACGACCAGTCCGCTAATATTGTTCGTGGCTACTATCAAGAAGCATTGAATAGTATTAAGAATAATCTGAATGCCTTCTATATCAGATATGCACAACAAACTGGCTTAACCGTGGCTCAGGTCGAACAGCGAGTTAGTCAGTGGGATATTCAACAGTTCAAACAAGCCGTTGATGTGGTTAATCAAGAGATAAATGCTCATGATACCGACCGTGATATCAAAGTTGAGGCTAAGAAGCGCGTTAAGAAAGCTACAATTACGGCTACTATCAGTCGTAAGGAGTTAATGCTGAGCATTGCATCATTAGCGATCGTGTTAGCTACGCTTAAAGCACACAAACATGCCAAAGTGCGCATTAAACTGGATATTAAGGACGAGATAGCCATGAGAGAAGCTTCTCAGGCGATATCACGTCACTTACCAGAGTTTGCGACTAATTTATCGAGTAGCTTATGGAATACGTGTGACGGGCTAAATAACATGATTGATTACTTGGTTAATAAGAACTTGAGTGGCGATGGATTAACTCAGTTAGACATTCAAAAATTGTTTCCATACATCAATCAAGCCAAGTTGCCAGTTAACTCAATCAGCAACTATGTTGAGCGTGCTAATAACATAGCAATTAGAGTTATCAGAACTGAATCAGCACGTATGAATTATGAAGTCACAATGGCCGATTTTAGACGCCGTAAGGTGAAAATGGCTAACTGGGTTACTGAGCCTGGTGCCTGCGAGACATGTGAAGGAATTGCCGATGATGGACCGTATCGCTTGGCCGAAGTGCCAGACATACCAGTCCATCCTAATTGCAGATGTACATTAGAAGAATATACAGGGGAGTCTTAGCGGGCTCCCTATTTTTTATGCCTTTTTTCGGAATAGGCGTTAAAGAAACTGACTCGGTTAACGCACCGTTAAAGCGACTCGTCCATGGACGTTAAACAGGAGGAAACCTTATGAGTACAGACCCTAAGCAAACAGAACCAGAAATTACTGATCCAGTCGATCCTAAGCCTACTGAGCCACAGACTGATCCAAAACAACCCGAAGATAAGCCTACGGAAAAGACTTTTACTCGCGATGAATTGGCTCGGGCTGTCTCAGCTCAAATCGAGAAGTTTAAGAGTGATGAGTTACCAGACATGCTCAAGAATGCTCGTGATGAGGGCGCCAAGGAAGCTAAGATGTCAGCTGATGAATTAGCCGAAAAGAGAGAAAAAGAGCATGAAGAAAAGCTTAACCAACTTGAGCAATCGCTTAAGAAACGTGAAGCAAAACTTGATGCCCAAGCTCAATTGGCTGATTCCGGACTACCAAGTTCAGTCGCTGACACTATCTTGCCAACCTTAATCAATATGGACGCAGACGCACGTGCAACCATGATTGACAGCATGAAGCGTTCAATCGAAGAAGCTGCCGACCAAAAGGTACTTGAAAAGACTAAGGGTGGGCCAACACCTAAGACTGGCTCAAACGCCAACGTTGCCGGTATGACTCAAGACAAATGGAACAGTCTTTCTTATACGCAACAGGCCGAGATTTATAAGGACGATCCAGAAACCGCAAAGAAATTTATGTAAGGAGAATATTTAAATGGCAGACACACAATTTAACTTGTCCGAAGCGATTATTCCTACGTTATTTGGTAATAACGTTATTAACGCTTCAACCAAGACCAACCGTTTTATCGCGTCAGGAATTGTAACTCCTGACCCATCACTAGGTGCACAATTACTACAACCTGGTGAATTTATCACATTACCATTCACTAACGACCTTGAAGGAGACCCAGAAGCATGGCAAGACACCTCTGATATTTCAGTTAGTGGATTGACTACTGGTACTCAACGCGCATTCCGTATGCGTCAAGCTAAGGCCTTTGGTTACACTGATATTTCTGAATTAGTATCAGTTTCTGACCCTGCTAACGTTATCGCTACCCGTTTCGCTGAATGGTGGAGACGTGCTGACGAACGTACATTGCTTTCAACATTAAAGGGTATTTTCGCTAACACTGACATTGCTACCGCTAAGTTATTTGATGATTCAACTAATGAATTCAGTGCTAGTGGTTTCTTAGCCGCAATTTCACGTTTAGGTGACTTACAAGACCAAACATTTAACAAGATTGCTGTTCACTCAGCTGTTTACGCTGAAATGAAGAAGCAACAAATGATTGACACTGTTCAGCCTGCTGGTGCTGTCACACCATTTGGTACTTACAACGGTATGGCTATCGTGCTTGATGATGACCTACCACTTGACGACAATGGCGTTGCTACATCATACATTTTCGGCAACGGTTCAGTTGGTTACTCAGTTGTAACTCCTTCTGATGGTGTCGAAATCGAACGTGAAGCTCGTAAAGCCGGTGGACGTACTAACATCATCAACCGTCGTGTTATGACTACTCATGTTCTAGGAACATCTGTTGCTGACGGATTTACTCCTGCTGGCCAAACAGTTATCCAATCAGAACTTGAAAGTGGCGATACATGGGCATCAGTTGTTGACCCTCGCAATATCAAGGTTGTGGCTTACAAGGCTAAGGTTTCAGCAGAATTCTTGCCAGTTAAACCAAAAACTAAGACTGCATCAACTTCATCTAGCTCAACTTCATCAAAGTAGGTGATTAGATGATTACCACACCCGACAAGGTCAAAGCGTATGCTACTGAGTTCAGTGATGTTGATGATGACATGATCACATCAGTAATCGATGATGCATCGATGCAAATGGAAAGCGATGAGCTACCAGATAAGTATCAAGAGTTAGGCAGTCGATTATTAACATGCCACCTGCTATTTGTGTTGAGTGTGACCAAGTACGGTGGGGTAGCATCAGCAACATCTATGGGCGAATCGCAGACCATGTTTAATTGGTCGCAAGGCAATGACCCCTACATGCAACTGTACAAGGATTTAGTTGACCGCTATGGGCATTCTAAACGTAAAGGGAGCGTGTTTACGATTGACTGAGGTACACGACGAAAATCGGTTGCCATTTATCAAACGTGAACTTAAAAAGTTAGACGGTCAGGAAAT